GCACCGGATCCAGGCCAATGGTTACTAAAGACAGGCTTTCCTGTCGTACTAGAAACATACTCGCAACCCATGAAAGCGCCTACGAGACCAACAGTGCCACCTGCCGCAGCGCCCACGATGTCAATAAACCCCGTAGAGAGGGGAATGACGGGACTGCCTTGGAAGATTTCATTGCTGTTACCGCTTGCAATTTCATATTGGGTATAGCCCGAAACACCAGTGGAGTTTGAGTTTTGGCCCACTTTAGCGATAGGCCGCAAACCGAATGCTCCATTAGCATTTGCCATGTTCTACACTCCTCTACATAGCAAGTTAAACAAAACCTAAGTGTTCTTAGGTCCTCCAAATGTAACACGCGACTGACGCTCCGGTTTTTGAAGCGACATCGAATGGTGCTGGTTTTCCTTCATAAGATCGTTATCAACCGCCGCCATAGCATCAGAATTCATCTGATTAAAATAATGACGACGCTCTTCTACGATCTCCTCTGGAATACGAGCCAGCAACAATCCACCAACGCCAAAAACACCTTCGTAGCTTCCGCTTTCAATAGTAGGCGCTTCAAAGTCCGGGTATTCGTCTTTCCTCACAAGTTCCCAACCTTCCCGTACACGGGCAGACAAGTTCTTGCGATCATCGAAACCCCGAACCTCCGCGCGAATCCAGCGGTGAACATAGCCATCTGGCGGAGGAGGTGCATCCAATAAGGATGGTGGTTTCCAAGGTTGCCGTCTGGGTTTAGCCGAACGGGTCTTAGATGCGCGAGGAGTTCTATCTAACTGTTTGTCGGACATCATCCTGCTCCTAGCGTTTTATGTTTCGCGTACTCATTTAGAGGAACTCCCAACTTATTAGCGATTGCAACCTCGCTAGGAGTTAACCTCACTTGGGTTTTGCGTCCCGTGCTACTGGAACGAGTGGCAGATGCTACAGCCTGTTGGGGCCTTCGCGTATCTGAAGAGGTCTCGACCTCACCGCTAAACTTATGCGGAAAAGCTTCCCGTATCCTCTTGTCTAGCTCATGGTAGTACTCAGGAGACTCTGTGTCAAAGCCTTCTTCCTCTACGATCTTCTTGTGAATTCCAAAAGCCGCGAAGGTCATGGCTTCGTCAGATCCGAACCATTCATTCTTTTCTGCCCAAGCTTCTGCTTTAGGATCTGGTCTATTAGGAACTTGATTAGCTTGAGGGACGGGCTGTTGAGCCTGCTGCTGATATTGAGCCTGCTGTTGTTTGGCCGCAGCAACGCGCTCTTCTTCAATAGCAAGACGCGCTAATTTCTTATTTAGTTCAACCTGGGCAGACGTATCGTTCGTAGCGATTGCGGTCTCTAGGTCTTTTTCTAAGGACTCTGTCTGAGTGGCTACACGATCTCCGTACTCCTCGACATACCCCTTATCCAAACTTTGAACACGATCTTTCAGTTGCGCGTTCTCGGCCTGTATGTTTTTAGCAAAATCTATTGCGGCCTGCTGCTGGCGTTCAGCTTCTCGAACTTTGTGAGTAAGCTTATCAATGCGCTTTTTGACCTTTTTGCTGTACTGCTCATGCTCTTCTAAGTCTTCCTGATCTTCTTGATTTACCGAATCTGCCTGAAGCTCCTCAGAAGCAACTTCTTCCAGATCTACCGTAATCTCTTCACCTTCAGCGGGAAGATCTACAACAAGGTCTTCGTTCCTCTCAGCCATTTCTTTCTCCTAAATGTGCAGGATATCTTCGGGATCCTGTATTACAGCTATTACTTCATCGTCATTAAGAATACGGACCTCTCCACCATCTATCTTAAAGCGAGAACCCGCATATCGACCAAACAGAACCCAGTCTTTTTCTTTACACCATGCTCCACTTGGAAACTTGCTCTTATCGTCATAGGCAAGGGGACCAGCCTTTAGTACAAAACCACAGACAGTGGCTAAAGCCTCCCTATCAACAACAGCGTCAGGAAGGAGGATTCCACCCTCGGTCTTTCCCTTTCCTCTATATGGTAAAATAAGAAGACGCCACCCCGTGGGAGAGGGCATCCTATCCAGAACACTTCCGTCAATTTTTTCGGGGTCTAGAACCTTTTCCTCAATGCTGACGTAGGCGTCAGTTAAAGAGACCAGATTATCTGTAGTCTCAGACTTTTCCATCATGAATCTGCCTTTTCTAGGATTTCTCTTAACTCCTGACCTATATAATCTAAAGACTCTATATTGCCAACAAGTTGTTTGTATTCATAGAAATCCTTAACAACGCCGTCTGTCATCATCTCAGAAACCCTGGACCGTCTCTCTTGTATAACCTTAAAAAGGTGTTCAGCTAGAAGAACTCCGTCCATTAGCACTTCCACCTGCGACGAGCCTGCCGAATACGAGAGTTTGGATTGTTCCTAGTCTTGGCAGAAGATCTTTTAAGTTGACCAAGAGATCTAGCGCAATAACTCTTGCGGCGTTTCGCTGCGGCACTTCCTTTCTTTACTTTTCCAGTAACTGCCGTTTTTAACTTAGATCCAGGGTTTGCTCTACGGTATGCAGCGACTCCTTTTGCGGTCATACCAGCCCCAGACTTAGTTGGCCTATAATTGGCACCCTTACCTTTTGTTGTCCTTCGTATAGGATTTTCTTTTTTCCTAGCCATCTCAGTCACCTTCTGAGTAAAGATTGTTAAAGGTTATAGAGGGGTCTAGATAGGATTCATGAGCCTCGGCAGAGTGTGTCCACTGGGAGGGCATAAAATCAGGGGCTCCCTCCCCAGTTCGCCACAAAGCAGGACTAGTGGCACGGACCCGATTATTGGGCAACGCAACAAAGTTACCGGTCCACGGGCCTGCATCGGTCAAGTATATCACATGCGACTGCTTATGCTGTGCAGGGTCATCTGATATGTCACTATCTGTGTAGTCTACGGTAAATAAATATCTTCCAGGATAGAACTCATTGTCTATCTTACAAAGCCAAGGGGAAGAGCTTACTCTGTCCATAACTATCACACTATGCGTTCTAGACTCACAATCCCACGGTTGACACAAATGATCCTCCATGGGCTCCGGCCAATTATCCAAAGGTATATCTGCTACAAGAGCCTGAATGGGCATCCTTGCCCACATGGCTCCTCCATGCACATTGTCCTCTGGACCATCTTCAAAATCTATTTCGCATCCCGTGAATACAACCTGAAAACTCAGAGATCTATCCGGAATGGTGTTTACGGCGAAAGCCATAGCATGGATAAATTCACCATGATACTGCGTGTGGTTACACGTAAATTCTTTGCGTACCCAGCATTCAAAATGCGGTACGTTGCTTATTAAATATGCCATTTATTTCCGTCTTTTGACGGCACCTCCTCTTGCCATAGATTTCGTGCCTTTAGACATCATGCCTTTACGTGCCATGCCACCGCCCATCATCTTCTTGGCTTTGACGGCACCTCCTCTTGCCATAGATTTCGTGCCTTTACGCATCATGCCGCCGCCCATCATCTTCTTGGCTTTGACGGCACCTCCTCTTGCCATAGATTTCGTACCTTTACGTGCCATGCCACCGCCCCTCATCTTCTTGGCTTTAGCAACACCGCCTTTGGCGTAACCTTTAGTTCTCTTAGCCATAATCAACCTCTCTTTGATTTTCCAGATTTAGATTTCTTTTTAACAAACGTTGCTACGTTTGTTGGTTTCGGCCCTTTGTTACTGACCGCTCTCTTGCGTTTTACCGCACTCGCCTTTTCGCCCTTAGACATCTGACGCGCTTTTGCAATAGGGACGCATTTCGGGTACTTACGTTTGCTGCCTTTAGACTTTTTCCTGCCGCACGGCTGGTACTTACCGTCCTTCTTAGGCGCACCTATATCCACCCACTGCTCACGCACCCATTTTCGTAAACTCATGGTCGTCGCCTACGAGGTCCCGCAGAACGGCGTTTTTTCGACGCCTTGGTTTTCTTCTTTTTCTTTCCCCCAGGCGTTACCTTTCCACTACACACGGCGCTTGCATACATATTCGCATACGCACTTGGGTAAACATCAAACTTACGCTTTGCGGCAGCTTTCCCTCTTGGACATAATTTCGCCATATCAGTTCTTCTTGTCCTGTTGCCATGCACGGGCCTTAGACATAGCCCTGTTTCCAAACCAGAAACTAATTATAGCACTGAATATTACGCCATCTGTTTCTTCACGCCAAGCCATGTCGATAGCCACAGTCCAATCCAAGTTCTGGATGGCAATCATAGCATAGATCATAACCCCTTTTGTCGTTAAATAGGCTAAGAGGAAAAGGTAAGTGACAACAGGACGGACGCTGCCGCGCAACCCGTTGATAAAAGCTCCAGAATCGATAGACTTATCATGCTCATACAATCCCTTCGTTTCTTCTATCTCGGCCTGCGCGTCTAGCTCTGCTATTTTTAGTTTAGACATCTGATCGGCGTACTTCGCCTTTGCTTCAAGCATTTTTAGCTGATGCGCGTCCGCCTGTTTTTGTTTAAATATGCCTATAACTTCTGGAATTATAGAAGTTCCAAAGCCCAAAAGACTTCCTAGTAAAGATATCATTATATCACCGGTCCTTTCTTTGAACTTAGGACCCTCAAGTCCGTTCCAGCCGCCACGATGCAGGTGGTATCATTAACAATTCTGGTAAGAGTCCACCCTCCATTTGGTCCTGCATAAATTTTTAAGATAGATCCATCCGTGGAAACTCCTCTGAGCAGGGGTCTTTCATTAAAGGTCTTAGCTAGAAACCCTGTCATGAGTTCCTTTTTAGCGCAATTTGGTACAGATGAAGCCTCTTGTATAAAAGGTTCATTTACAGGAAGTCCCTGCTCTTTCTGACGTATTTCAAAAGTAGATAGCGAATCCGTAGACTGACAAGCGGATAACAGTAAGGTCAAAAGAACCACTGCACGGGGAACCATTACCCATCTCCATTCATCAGACCGCGTTGTTTGTCTTTTAGCTTCTCAATTGCCTTACGGACCTCCAACATGTCCGTTTGCAGCCTTGTGATATTTACGCCATTGCTCATATCTTTTTCTATTCGGCCCTGAATTTTTTCAACTTGACCACTCAGATGCTCTATTAGGAGGTATTGTTCTTGATCTGCACTAGCCTGACCTAGCTCTCCCCTCGGCCATTTAATACGGAACTCGTTGTTTTTAGCAATATCAGCCTGTAGTTCTTTAAGTCCAGTCTCCAAATCTTTGGCAATCAACTGTTCAAACGTCTCTAACTTGTTCAAGCGTTCTACAACACCAAAGTAGCCCCAGACCCCTACACTCACCGCCGCAACTATGCTGATCAAATTTCGTATCGGCATAGAAATAGCAGAACTGTCGCTGACCCTTATCTGGTCACTTCCCCTTCGTCCTCTGGGCGTCTCTTCCGCCATTACTTCTTACCAAGATGCTCAACAGGAAGCCACTTATCGCCGTCTTTACCTGCATCAAACTTACGAAGCACCAACTTTCCCTGACCGCATTCCCAACGGGTGCCAACTGCCGTTCCTTGTGAGCGCAGTATCTTACGCTTTACTTTCAAACACTCGGCCATGCCCCCGCGAGGAGTATACTCTTTCAACTGACCAGATATAAACATGTGCAATATCCAGCCAGCAAAGACCTTTTCGTCGGCCTTGGCGCTATTGCCAGAAAATGTGAAACAGCAGAAGACCAATAATAATGAGCTTGCCGTAATCGATGTTCCAAATCGCATTGTTGCCACCAAACGTGTTTTCCCACCAAATAAGTATCTTATCCATCGTTCTTCCTTACAGCCTGTCGCCAACGCCATGCCAAAAATCCTAAACTGGCAAGCAACAGCAGTATGGACAAGCTTGTCTCTATAAGACCTAGCCAAGATGCCGCTACAGTCACGCCACCGGGGGTTATAGTTATAAGGTCTTTTGGTTCCATTACTTGTTCTCCACGGGTGGATGTTTCCCGTTATGCGCGTGTACAAGCTGATCTAACTGTTTTGTTAGCCACTTTACGTCCTTCTGAAGCCCCTCAAGCTCTCTGTGCAAAAGCTTTAGTTCTGTTGGAGAATTTATACCTTTAAGGGTCATCACTTGATTCGCAATTTTTCCACGTTCTTGCTCCGCATTATCAAGCCTAGCATCAAACTTCTCGCGGGTGTCTTCTGCGCTTTTGATATGGTCTTCAAGATCATGCATGACGCGACTAAGATTACTCTTCACCACGGCATAACCACCGGCTACGGTAGCCAGAACCATAATACCTTGTATCGCGTGACTC